TAACATCACCTGCAAGAGAAATTTCTCTGCCAGTAGCTAAAGCTGTTGCAGTTGCTGCGTTTCCTGTTGTACTTCCTGATGAGCCACTCGTATTCCCAGTAACATTTCCTGTCAAGTTTCCAACAAAACTAGTAGCTGTTAAAGCACCTGTACCTGAGTTAAAAGCAAGATTACTTCCTGATTTAGGAGGTAGGTCGCCAGTCGCTGCTGTAACGAACAATGGAAAGCATGTAGTATCTGTTGATTCATCTGCTACTGTAATTGTTGTAGGCACATAAGTTGATGATGCTTTGCCATCTAATTGTGTTTGTATTGCAGAACTTACGCCATCTAAATATCCAATCTCTGTTGATGTAACTGCTGATACTGATACATCTCCACTACCATCTGATACCAATGCTCTTGATGCAGTTAAATCTGCCATCTTAGAAAAAGCTATAGCAGCACTAGAATTAACATCTGCGTTTACTATAACGCCACTTCCAATAGCAGCAGTACCTGTTGTTCCTATAGATATATCTCCTGATATAACTACAGGGTTAAAATTTGTTCCATCAGCTATTAAAGCAGCACCACTTGTGTTCGTACCCATAGTTAGATCATCGCCTGATATAGTCAGGTCTCCACCAATAGTTGCATTACCTGTTGTTGTCAGCGTTCCTGTAGTAAGTGTTGTCGCTGATAAATCAGGCATATTAGCTGCAATATTAGCTAGTGTTACTGATACTGTTGTGCTTGATTGGACTATAGGAAATAAAGCTGCACTCGTTGGAGTTGTTATTGCCGATAATTCTGAAATCTTTTTAGTTGCCATCTATTGTATTGTCCAAGTTGTTGAGGGATTAGTCGTATCTTGCCAATCTCCTGTTGATATGTCTGTAGAATCTTCTTGTTGTATTGGTTGATTGCTTTCTGTTGCTAAAACAAATAGATTATCTTCTGTTTCTAAATATCCTTGAGCTGTTTCAGAAACTATATTCCATGTTGTTGAGGTATCCGAAGTACCAGACCAAGTAGTCATTAATATAATCCGTAATCAATTCTTGTTACAGGTGTTGTTCCTGAGTGTCTGTCTCTTTCATTTGATGTAATTATGTCTTGTTTTGCTCTGTCATAATAAGACTGCCAAACTTGTATTCTCTTATCGTTTTGTAGATAGGGTTCTGCTTCCACCAATGAGCCATATAAATAAACATCTGGATGATGGGTAAGCATATCATTGGTTGTATTTGAATCTGATAAAGCTGCAAAATGCTTGTAATATGATACTTCTATCTCATATACACCATCAGGTAGTGGTCTTATTTCTATATTATTGCCTTTGATTGTGTATGCTTTAGGCGTTCCTCTTGAACTACCTGCATTAAGTCTGTCCATTATTTCAGGTGTAAGAAAATCTAAAGGGGTTTTAGGATCTGTATTTAATTTAATATTACGCATAGCTACATAATCATCAGGTAATGTATAAAATTCGCTACCTGCTATTGTGTTAGTTGTAACCCTAGTTTCCATTCTTCTTATCTTAAAATCTCTTTTGTGCCTTGTTTCTGCAAGTGCAATAAAATCAGGAATAATATCTGTAAGGTCAGTTCTGTCTAACCAACTAGCTATTGCTGTTTTGAGTCCTGCATAATTAGATATTGCCATTATATTATCCTAGATGTTGTCTTTAAGTACCTGTAATCAGGACTGTTTAATAATTTTCTTACTGCGTCTTTGTGATTTTTATCATATAAATCTACGCCAAATTTGCTTTTCCATTCGTGATAAATTGCAACAGGAATCCTAGCAGATAAACGAAATTCGTCTTTTATACTATGGTCTTCCTGTTGTAATCTTTTATTGCTATCAAGTAATTTAGTTAAATCAGGCGACCTAGTATTAATCGCCCATTCACCTGAATGTTCTGAAAATAAAAATGTTTGACCATCTCCAAGTTTTCGTCTCATTCACTAAGTTCCTCAATAAAGACACTAGCTGTACCACTTGCAATAATAGCTGCAAGTTTTTCAGCATTGTCTACTTTAAATGTTTTAGGTTCATTTGCTACCAATCTTATTCCTGTAGCTACAGCAGCAGTAGGCGATTTAGCAAACGCTATAAACACACCTGTTGTATCAGAAGTACATCTTACATAGACTACGCCATCTGTAAAAGCATCTGATACTTGTGAACCTGTATTAACAGTTCTTGTTTGGTTTTTTATAACCCTTTGTCCAAAACTCCAACTACTCATGCTTATCTCCTAATTACAAATGTTACTAATAGTTTTACTGTATTTGATGATGCTCCATTTGTAATCATTTCAATAGTTCCATCTTCTTCAACTCTGTTAGCTGCTGTAGGTTCTGCTGTATCAACATCACCTGCTGCTGAACCTGATTGAGTTACTGTAATGCCACCACCAGTAATAGCAGTTCCACCAATTTCAAAGCTGATTCCACCATTAGCAGTTCCAATAGCTCCTTGTAGTGCAGTAATAATTTTAATAACTCTACCACCATCAGGAATAGCTACAAATGTGCTTGATGCAGTAGAAATATCTTCTATTTCTGCTGTTACAAAATAATCGTTTAATGTTCTCATTAAAGTCTCCTAATTAATAACCCTCGTTCCGAAGCGATACGTTCTTCAAGGTCATTATTAATGTATCTTTGGGTGGGGCAGGGAAAATAATGAAAAACCTGCCCCTAGTCATATATGCGAGGTATATGAAAAGTTTATTATGAAGTAGTTAAATCAGCGATTTTGCTGTTTGCTGCTTCGTTTTTAGAAACAAGTGTATACTCTGCGAGTAATTGTTTCTTCTCAGCATCACCAGTTTTCGCTAAGTCTTGTACTTGGAAAGGTCTTAAGAACGCTGTTGCCCACATTTCTGTATCTACAACAAGTGCTGTTCTTCCTGAACTTCTTAAGATTCTATCTGCTTGTACTCTTACTTCACCAAAGTCTGAAACATAAACATCAATAGTAGCAACTAAGCTTCTATCTTCTGCCATGTCCATACGAGTTGAGTTACCTGTAAATCCAGATACTTTTTGTTTGTTGAATGAACCAACTAACAATAGGTCAGGATCTCCACCTTCATCATAGCATTTTTTCAAGCTAGATTTTAAAAGTGTTTCAGTAAGAACTCTTTGTGTTCCGTCTGTTACAGCACCTGCACCACTTGTAGAACCACCTGAACCATGAAGCTCATTAGTTACTATCCAAGATTCATATGCTCTTGAAGCACGTCCTGTGCCTGAAGAACCTGCTGCTGCTTCTTGTTTACCTGTCATGTCTAGTTCCATATCACGTTTCAGTTCTTTACCTGCTTTTGCGATTTGGTAAGCCATTTCAGATGTAACACCTGCTTTATTAACAACTTCTTGAGTACCAGTAACTACTACAGGTTTTGTAGAAATCTGTGTGTGGTTAAGTAGTCTTGTTGTTGCTGTAAGTGCTCTATTAGGAGAATCATCTCCCTCTATTACTAAGTTAGCAGCTGCTGCTGCTAAACTATCTGTTTGCCATTCGTGTTTCGTTCCGTTAGCCGAAGCAGTACCGATACTAGACATAAATGGTGTTTCTGTTGGAGAAATGTTGTAAATAACATTCGCCAAGTCTTCTCTCTTATTGTTACTATCAAAAGTTTCATAAGAGTTTGTATATATTGCCATTTGATTACCTTTGTAAAAAAGTTATGTATTAGTTAAGAGTTCATGAGACTTTCTATAACGCTTGTAGCATCTTTTACTCGTCCACTTTTCTTTAACCTTGCTCTTTGTGCCTTAACTTTATCACTTGAGATTTCACCTTTTGTTGCAGGAGAACCAGGTCTTGTAACTTTAGGTACAACTTTAGCTTTCTTATTAGAAATCTTAGCTGCCAAAAGATTATCATACAACATGGCTTTATGAAGCACATCAACCGACCTTGCATCAATTAAGCTATCAACTTCTTGTTCGGTAAATCCTGTTTTTACAGCAAAGGACTTAATATCTTGTTTAAGCTTTGCTCCTTTAGTAGGATCATTCCATTCTGGAAGTCTTTGAGCCATAATTTCTTGCTGTCTGCCAAGTTCTTCTTGCCATTTAGCTTGTTGCTCTTGTTGTGTTTTATATTGAAGATTCTTTTGTTCTTCTTCAACAGTTCTTTTGTTTTCCTGAAGTTCTCTATACTGGTCTCTTTTGAGCATGTATTCAGTTGGATCTTCTTCCTTGAGTTTAGTCCAGTCGGTTGATTTAAGTTCATCTAACTTAGAATCAGCTTGTGTATTAAATTGTTCAAGTTGTGATAAGTAACGCTGTCTTTCTTGTTGAGTCGCAGCTAATTCTTCATCAGCTTGTTTGCGTTGCTCTGCCAATACTTGACTTTTTCTTGTGTAATCAGCTTGTCTACTATAACCTGCCTGAAGCTCATCGAGGGTAACCTCTACATCTTTACCATCTACTTTGATGGTGTATGTTCCAGGTGTCTCATTTACTTCTTCTTGGGTATCGTCTACTAAGTCATCAGCAGTTAATCCATCAGGATTTTCTACCTCTGTTTGTACTGATTCGGACTCCATGTCCTGTGCAGAAACTTCTTCCGTTGTTTCTGTTTCAACTTCATCTTCTGGGGTTTGCTCTTTAGGAGTTCCCATTAGACTTTGTTGTATTGCTCTCTGTGCTGACACTACATCAGTAACAGGAACGCCACCATTGGTGGATTCTTTTATAGGGATATCTTCTTTAGCCATGATTAGCTACCTCCCTTTCTTTCTTCTTCGAGAATTTTACCATTCTCCATTGTATTCACTAAAACATTTTGTGCTGTCAAAACACCTCTCAATGAGTGATATAAAGATTCTCTAGTCTCTGTCTCACCTATATCTGTTCTTATCCATTTCTGGAAGATGTCATTTTGTATTACTTCATAAGACTTTATTAATAAAGGATCTTCTAGTAATCGCTTTGCATCTTGCCCTTCTTTGACTTGTGTTTCTTTGTCTACCATTTTTATCTCCTCGATTCTATCTGCTTTCGCAGGTGTAGTTAATCGTTAGTTTTTGTTAAAGATTCTTCTGTTATCCAGTCTGGAATCTTCTTTTTGCCTGATAACCATCCACGAACACCATTGGGTTTTACCCCTGTATTCCTGAATATGCTCTCAACAGAAAGTCGGTGTTTTAAACATAATGTTTGTAATTCTGTGTGTTTCAAATCTGTTTTAATTTATCTATAGTTGGATTCTTTTGTTTATATTTTTTTGCTAAGTCTACATGAGCTATTTTAGAGGATTGTCCATTACTGTATCCCATAGAAATGTAGTGGTCGTACCTAGATTCGTAATATTTACTACGCTCTATGCCTTCTTCTTTTTTTTGCTTTTTGATTTTGGAAATCCTGCCTTCATATTAGCGTATGCTTTTTTAGTTATAGTAGAATTTTTTTTACTTCTACTTGTTCCTGCCTTTTTTCTTTTATTTATATTTGCGTATAAACTCATTTTCCTACCTTTTTCATAGCTAATTTATGTGATTCTGTAAAACTTTTTCCTTTATTCATGTGTTTTTTCATTTCAGACATGTGCCTTACAGTATGATGTTTCTTATGTTTCGTTAATGCTTTTCTTTGCCTTATGGTCAAAGTCATTAGCATTTACCTCTTTTTTTCTTTTTACCTTTTTTCATTGGTTTGCCGTACATAGTTATCTCCTATATTAAATTAAAAATTTTATCAGCTTTATCGCTTAATAATGCAAAAACTATAATAGCTCCATAGATTACATACTTAAATCTAAAGACTTCTATCTTTACATCACGCATATCTGCTTCTATATGTTTTAGGTGATTGTTCTTGATGATTTGTATATCCTTTTTAATCATCTCGATTTCTATATTTAATTCATTTAAATTCTTCATGCTAGTGGCAACCTCTTACGTTTAGGGTACATATTGAGTGCCATAGCTACTGCTTGTTTCTGTGGCTTACCTTCTTTTTTTAAAACCTTTATCTTCTTTGATATAAGCTTAACT